TCGGTCAGCGTGATCGGGCGAATCACGCACAGTTCGTAGTCACGCATGGTCAGGCGCTCGGGTCGGCCAGGGCCGGGATGCCGCGGTCAATCGCCTCGCGGGTGTTCTTGCTTGTCGATGCGGTGTGCGAAGCGACTGCCTCAATGGCTGTGTGCATCCTGCGCACGTCGCCCCTAAGCGCCTGCAGCTCTCCAAGAAGCGGGCGGGACGAGTAATCCGCCACCGGGCGGGCTTGATAGGACGGAACTGCCACGCTGGAGCCGGTCAGCGCTGCATACGTGCTTTCCAGCGACAGGCGCTGCTGCACCCTCAGTGCATCGTTCGCATCGAGCAGGTGTTGGGCAATCCCGGCTTGCTGGGTGAGAAGATCGAGTCGGCTGGTCGCAAGGTCCGGCAGTGCGGCGCTCAGTTGTTGCGCCAGCTCCGGAAGCGATGCCGCGGCGGCTTGCGAGCCCTTGCCACCTTGCATCACAGTGAGCAGCGCCTGCTGGAACTGCTGCTGGAGTGATCCGGCCCCTGCCTGCTCACCCGTGATTTCTCCGCGGATTTCCTTCACCATGTCGGTGATGCTCTTTCGCACGGCCTCGAACGAGCCCTGGATCATTCCGAGCACCGAGCCGTTGAATTCCGCCGTCGCCTGCGCGGCGGCTTGCTGCTTCTGGAAGCTGAGAGTCCATGCGGCGTCCACGCTCTTTTGCCAATCGGTAACGCTCGCGGCTGCCTGCGTCGATGCGTCGGTGATCGATGCGAAGGCGCCAGCCACACCGTACAAGGCCGCGCGCGCCTTCTCTCCTGCTTCGGTTGCGGGATCGAACGATTCCACGATGGCTCGAAACTGTTCTCGCGTCATCGTGGCGATCTGATCGGCCGCGACCTGCACACCGGCCGCCTGCAGTGTTTTCGCAATGCTTTGAGCAGTCTGCTGCCGCTGCTCTTCGCTGCTATAGAAGTTCGTGTAGTAGGTCTGCAGGTTGCTCGTAAGCGTCTGCAAGCCACCCGAGAACTGAACGAGCGCGGCGGCGGCGTCGAACGACAGGTTTTTCAGATCCGCCAAAGGCATCTGCGCGACGACCTGGCCGAAGCTCTGGACCGTGCCGACGATGTCCATGATCTTCGTGACCATTGCCTGCGCGGCCTCGTCGGACAGGCCCTCGGCATCAACGCCTTGAACGATGTCGGTCAGCGTCTTCGGGATCTGCCCGGCCAGGGACTGCACGGCTTCGATGACCGACTGCTTGTTGTCGGTGACGAAGTTTTGGAAGATCTCTTTAAGGTCGCCGCTTTGCGCGCTGGTGGACTCGAAGAGCGTGCCCGCATAGTTGTCACCCTTCCCGGACTCGCCGAAGCTGATGCCGTTGCTGAAAGTGCCGCCGGCGAACACGCCGCCGCGCCCCCTGTCGGAGCTCTCGTAGCCCGCTTGATACTGCGTCAGTTTGATCGAGCTTCCGACCGCTTCGAGGATCGATTGAATGGTTGCAACGGTGCTATTGATCGCTGCTTTGCCATCTTCGGCCGCCGGATCGCCGCCGCTGGGGCCTTCAAGGAACGTGGCACCAACTCCGCTTGCACCAAGCGTCGTGCCGCGTCGCGGGTCGAGCACATCGGTGCCATTGAAGCTGTAGCCGTATTGGCCACCGCCGCGCGTTTCGCCGATGATGCCGAGCTTCCTGGAGACGTAGGCGGCAATCGACGAGCCGCTCAAGATCGACGCCAGCTTGCTGTTCACTCCCAGCGCTTCGAGCGCCCTACCAGTGGGACCAGCACCGGCAACAACTAGCTGGCTCGTCAGCGCATCGCCGGTGCTGTTGATGCGGTAGCCGCGGTCATACAACTTGCTGTCCAGCGCCATGCCGGCCAAGATTGCCCCGACGATCGGAATCGCCGACGCCGCCGCGTAGCCCGAAGAAGCGGCACCGCTGCCGATCGCTTGGTTGAATGCCGTGTTGCTCGCCGCCAGGGACAATCCACTGCCAGTTGTGCTTGCTGCCCCGCTCGCAAGACTGCTCAGCCCGAGCTTGCCGGCGATCGTGGACAGTCCGAGCGAAGAGGTGATGCTGCTCGTGAGGGTGCTGGTCAGGCTTCCCACAAGCGGTTGCACAAAGCTGTTGATCGCGCCGGCGATCGGGCTCATGACCGCTTGAATCGTCGGCCGCAGGACAAGGTTGGCGAACTCCTGCTTGAACGCATTGGCAAGGCTCTTGGACAGGCTCTTGCCGTTGAGTACCCAGTCCTCGATCGCGTTCGTGAGTGCGTCGTTGATCTCGTCGGCTGCGCGCTGCCACTTCTCCACGACCGCGCGGGTCGTGGCGTTGTTCAGGGCGACGATTTTTTCGTTTTCGATCCGCGCGCGCTCAGACGCCTTCTTCTCCGGCGAGCCCTCGGCTCGATCAAGTTCCGCAAGACGCTGCGCGTACTCCAGCTCAATTCGCCGACGCTCGATCAGCAGCGCGCGAACGTCCGCGACCTGATTGACAACCGAAAGCTCGTACTGGAGGAGGTCCGTTTCGCGCTGGTTCGCCTCGGACAAGCGAATGCCGTTGAGCTCAAGCTGCTTGTCTGCCGCTGCCTGAGTGGCCTTGACCAGCCGTTGCTGCGCCTCGATCTTCGCGTTCAGGCCCGCGAGGAATTTCGGGTCAGCGCTGTCGCTCGCGTCCAATTCGGCGAGCGTGGCCTTCATCTGCGCGAGCCGGTACTCTTCGACAGCAACGCGGCCCTTGCTGAAGACCGCATTGGCCGCTTCCTGCTCTTCGGCCTGCTGGCGAATCGACAGTGCCTGGTCATAGACAGCGGTTGCTTGCTGCTCGGCGAGCGCTTGCGCCTGCTTCACGAGTTCGCGCTGCTTCAAAAGCGCCGCGTTCTCCTTTTCGACAGGGATCAGCGCTTCCGCCGCCGCGAGCGCCTTCTGCTTTTCGGCGCGCGCCACTCCATTGATCGAACCGGCCAACTCGTTTTGCAGGGCAATCGCCTTCTGTTCTGAAGGCGTGAGTTGCTTGTCAGCGGGGAAGATGCCCTGTTGAATCTGCTTCTGAAGCTCGGTGTTGTATGCCCTGAGCGCTTGGAGCCGCGCTTGGATGCCAGCGACTTCGCTTTGACCCGTAGTCTCCGTATAGCGCTTGCGGACTTCTGCGATGGCCTTTTCGATTTCCAGTTGCGAGCGGCCCGCCGCCGTCAGGACATTGCGCACGCGCACTTCTTCGTCGAGGCGTTGCTGCTCCTTGCTCTTGTACTGGTCGAGGATCTTCTCGGCCTCGATCGTCGCCTTCGTTTGGCGTGCCTGTTCGGCGGTTGCAAGGGCGCTCGCAGCCTGAATTTCGCCAATCCGCTGCAGCCGCTTTTCCTGCTCGCGCAGGTCCTCCAGCGAAGGGCCGAACAGAGGCCCGCCAGGGCGGTTCTTGTCGTTCCCGAGCTTCGCCTCGATGTCGCGGCGCACCTGTTCAAGCTGCGTCGCGTTGCTGTCGGGCCGACCGATGTTTTTCGCTGCGTCGATGCCGCTGTTGATCGCGCTGACGACCTCGCGCCATGCCTTCTCGATCAGGCCCGCATCGTCAACGATGGACTGAGAGCGGGTGTGTACCGCTTGCGCGTATGCGTCGGTCGCGACTTTCGCGGCCTCTGACGTGCGGCCCTGCTCTTCGAGCGCCTTGATCTGCTGGTAGGTCGCGGAAGTGAGAAAGTTGTATTGCTCGTTCAGCTTCGCCGCGGCGTCTGCCGGCGACTTCGCCAGGTCAACGAAGTGGGCGATTGTCTTGTCGGTGGCCTGCCCCGTGGCTTTTTCCATCAGGATCGCGGCTTCAGAAATCTGCCTGACCGAACTGGCAGCGATGACGCCGCTGCTGGCAATCTGCGTCAGAACCTCCGCCGCCTTGCCTTGCGTGGCAATCCCGCCGATCTCCTTGCGAAGATCGGCGTAGGAGGTCGTGGTCAGCCCCAGCGCGTTTCCGCTGAGGGTAAGAGCCTTGTTGAATGCTTCCGTCTCGTGACGCCCTGCCGCATAAGCGATTCCGAGCGCTCCGACACCACCAACGAGCAGCGCGGTCGGCGAGATGAGAGCGGCGAGATACCCGCCCAGCGCGCGAGCGGCCGGGCCGATGCCGCCGAAGACATCCTTCAACTGCCCGCCCTGCTGGATCAGGATCTGAAGGGGTGCCTGACCCGACGCTAGCTGCGTCACGATGTCCGTGACCTGCGGCCCGACCTGGCGCAGTTGCTGCGCGGTCTTCTCGGCCGACGTCCCAACCTGGCCCAAGGTCGAGGAGGTTTTCTTCTGTTGCTCCTCGGCCTGACGCAATGCGTCGATGTACGGCTTGAGGATGTTCGGATCGATTCCGCGTTGCTTGGCGATCGCTTCGTAGTAGGCCGAGCTGGACTTGCCGCCGGCCTCCATTGCTGCAGTCGTGCGCTGGATCGAGGCGACGAGCGAAGAGGTTGCGCGGTCAACCCGTTGGGCGGCCCCTTCCGCACCTTCGCCGATGGCGGAAACGCCCTTGCCCGCGTCCTGCCCGGACTGCTTGACGGACTGAGCCATCCGACCGGCGCGTTGCTCGACACGGCCCAATGCCTGTTCGGCGTCGGACGAGTCGAGCGATACCTCGCCCTGGATCTTCAGCGGATCAGTCATTGGTCTTTGGGCTTGTTGAACACCGAGAGCGCGCCGGCCTCGATGTATCTGACGTCTTCAAATAGCTGCTCGTACTCGTCGTGCGAGAGCTTCATTCGGTCTAGTCGGTGGAACAGGACGTTGTAGTCAAGGCCGATGCGTCCACCGAAGCTGCCAGCACGCCATTGCGTTTGAATGCTCTCGTAGAGGAGGAAAGCGGGCCAGTTGTCCGGCCAGCACTCCACGTAGTCATCCTCATAGTCGGCGAGCGTGAATCCGATCGACTTGGCTTCTTCTTCGGTCGGCATGCCCTCGGTGAAGGCAACGCCGACCTCCTTCAGTTTCCCAAGCGGCCGTGCAGGCAGGCTTCCTCGTAGCCCTTTGCCATTGCGCGTACCGCAGCGGGAAGTTCGTTGGCGAGTTGGCGCATGTTTTCTTCGCTCAGCTCGACGTCGAGGTTCCACGCATCGACGCTTTGCATCAGGTGCAGGACGTCTCCGGCGATCGCGAGCTTGACGATGCGCTCCATGATGGGCGTTTCGTCCTTGGGGTCGAACTCGGAAGGCTTGCCAACTTCGGTGATGAACTGCGCGTACTCGTCGCGGGTGCGATAGAGGTACGTGACCTCCATGGCTCCTTCGGCGCCATCGGGCATCTCGAACTTCAGAGTGACGGGCTTGAACGTCTTCGGACGCGCGCCCAGCTTGATCTTTGGCATGTGATTTTCCTTTCGCGGGGAAGTAGATGCACAGCCCCCAGCCGGCCTTCCCCCGCGAAGGAGAAGAACCGGCCGGGTTCGTGCTGGGAAAGCGTCAGTTACGACGCGTAGCGAGTGATGCGGCCTTGGCAGTTCATCGTGCCGCTCACGCGGTTGATCTGGCCGTCTTGCAGTTGGACGTTCTCGTTCAGGGCGACGGTGCCGGGGTACAGCACGATCGAGCCCGAGCGCATGACCATCTTCAGGCCGGTGAGGTTCTGGGTGTCGGTCAGCGTCTTCATGGCCGAGTAGCCGGCCGTACCAATGCTGTCGGCATCGAGCGCGAAGGTGTACACGGTGGCCGAGAAGCCGTCGTTGATCGAGTAGGCGACGTCGGACTCGTAATACTTGAACTCGACGTTCTTCGGGTCGCCGCCCGAGCCGTTGGCCTGCAGAACCTGCGTGACCTGCTGCCAGGTCGTGACCTTCTGCACGGAGCCGGTCGTGGTGCCGTTCGGGAAGAAGGTCGTGTTGGTCGTGTCGCAACCTTCGAGCACGAAGGTGTTCGTCGCGACCGACTTCACGCGGAACAGGCGCTTGTCGATGCGCCCCCAACCGAGCGAGGTCAGAACGATGTCGCCATTGCTCAGACCGTGCGCCGTGCTCGTGAGCTGACACTCGGATGCGTTGGTCGCGGCCGAGACGGTCAGCGCCGAGCCGAGCGCCGAAGCAACGAAGAAGGTGGTACCGGTCGGTACGTTAGCCATGGTGTGGGCCTTTCAGGAAAAGCCCGGCGAAGCGGGCGTTGATGAACACCCCTTCCGGGGCACGAAAAAAGCCGCCCGGATCGCTCCGAAGCGGCCTTACTGGATGGCTGCGCGCCTTACGTGCGTGCTGCCGTGATCGAATAGCGCTGAAGTGCGCCGTGCAGCGTCGTGTCTTCCTCGAAGGTCACGATGGCTTCGCCCTGTGGCTCCGCAACGAATGCGGACGACCCACACAGCGCCTCTTCAATGGCTCGAATCGCAGTCCTGGCATCCGAAGACTTGGAAGCCCAGACCGACACCTGGACGAGCGAATTGCGCTTGTCCATCGCGTTGTTAGCCACGTAGCGCAGCGACCGCCCGCCTACGAGCTGCCACACTGCATAGGTGCCGGTTTGCGCGGCTGGAGCGACGGTCTGAAAGACCTTCGGCACGACGCCTGCAATGAGCGCCTGAAGATCCGACTCCATGCTCACTTGGTCACCTCGGCGACGTAGCGGGCCTTCATGGCTTCCAATGCCTGCAGCCCGTGGTCATGCATCGCGCGCGCGATGAACGGATGTGCTGCCGAATGGCTTGTGCCGTTGTGCACCATCCCGCCGTAGGGCGCCTTGTCCCGATTCCAAGAGACGTGATACGTGGACTTGTACGGGCCGCTGTTGTCCTTGGAATACGCCTGGTAGATCGCATCGCGCAAGTTTCCCGGTGGAAACGGGCCGTACTTCTTTCCTCGGATGTAGAAATAGTGATCCTTACCCTCTGAAACAGGCGCATTGAGCTGCGCGGCTTCGTAGATCACTTGCACGCCTGCCTGAGCGGCCGGTCGAGTGGCCGCGCCGAGCTCTTCCTGCTTCTTGCGCAACTGCTCGCGAAATCCGGCGAGGTCGAAGTTGATGTCCATTACCGCACCAGCTCGCACGCCAGGTCCACGCCGCTTTTCTTCACCAGATCTGGCAAGACGGCCTTGATCTCGTAGGTGTACGGCCCGAACACCACCTGCCAGCCCGCCATCACGTCCGAGCGGAAGGCGATGTTGATGCTCGATTGCACCGCCGAGACTTCCGCGCCG